AATACTGATTTTAAACTATACACTAAGTTTCTCCGTTATTTCTTGCATTTCGTGATAATTATCTCCCATATAAACTCTTGTTGGATATTTACCACCATCTTCTAATATGTTTTTTACCTCTTTTAAATACTTTAATCCGTCTTGTTTGAAATCAAAATCAAACAAAAACGCATCATAATTATAAAGGATTAACTTACTTTTTTTATCTTCTAAGAATACTCTTAACTTGTTTAATGTCTCAATATTCTTCTCTGTTTCCATTAATTGTATCATATAATTGAACAATTTGTTTGGATTCATATCAGGTAGGTTTTTCCTAAGTATTTCTCTACTATAAATATCAGAAACTACTTTTTTATTGGTTTTCCACTCATTCCAAAGTTTTTGTATATATTTATCCACTTTACTGAAAAATGGATTATCTTTTATTTCATCTTTAATACCACCATACAAATACTTAAATGTTAATTGTTTACCCTCATCATAACTTAATCCATAAGTATCTGCCAAGTGTTGGTGAACACTACCATTTGGAAATTGATAGTTAATTTTTTCACCAATTAATCTTGGATGATATGCATCATAATCAAACTCCACTAATACACCATTTTTAAATCTACTGATAAATTGTTTTCTACTTCCATCTGATTTGTTTAGTGCGGCAAAATTTAATCCACCGAAACGATTACTTGGTCTACCTGTACTTGTGTAAGGATTGTATTCTGAATAAACCATACCATCAATTGTTTTTATTCCACTTTTCTCAATATCTGATAAAACTTCTAAGATTATTTGGTTGTGTTGAATATCAAGATAAGGTGTTAAATCATCGGATACTTTTTTAAAATATTCTGCGTGTTTCACTAATGGAATTATATCATTAATATTATCTTTATCATAATGTGTTCTGTAATACCAATGGTGTGCATTTGTTAAATGGTTATCTATATCATATGGTTCATTTGTTTCCACATAATGATTCCAATTTAAATCCACTACATTATCAGAATGTATAAAAGTATTATGTTGATAAGATTTTAAATCAATTATAGATATTTTTGTATCCACTTTTATAGGTTCAATTATATCAAACTTTTCATTATGATTTACAGGTATAATATAATCTTCTGATTGTGTTTTAATATAAAAACAAGACACACGATTCTCTGTTGAATGTTTATTCACATCCGACAATATTTGTAGATAGATGAAGTTTTCAGTCTGTATTTTGTTTTGTAATACAGACCACTTCTCTTTCGAATTTACTATAACCATTTAACCTATTTTGTATTTTACATAAGTAACTATTTGTTCTGCAATGTTTGTATTACAATATTTATCCATACCCTCAAAACCAGGTGATGAATTAACCTCACATACTTTGTAGTGTCCATTATCAAATAATAAATCAACACCTGCGACATCCAAGTTTAATAATCTTGCACACTCACCACTTAAGAACTCAATCTCTTCTGTAATCTGATAAGGAATACCCTCACCACCTCTTGTGATGTTTGCTCTAAAGTCATCATCAGTAGATTGTCTCATCATACAACCCACTACTTTACCATTCAAAACAAATACTCTTAAATCTTTTCCATATGAATCCTCAATGAACTCTTGAATAATAATATTATAACTTGGTTTTGTTATCTCGGCCATTCTCATCAATTGTTTTAATTGTTTTCTATTTTCAACCAAGAATACTCCAGCTCCAAATGAACCACTTAATGTTTTAACAATAATTGGATAATTCAAACTCTTCTCTACAAACTCAACATCGATTGGATGTTTCACCAATAGTGTTTTAGGTACAGGTAGATTTGATTGTCCAAGTATTTGTTGTGAGTATAACTTATCTTTAACATTGTCAATCGCATCACTTCCGTTAATCAATGTAACACCAAGTCTTTCCATATGTCTGATGATTGCTTTGATGAAGTAAGTAGTTCCACTACCAGTTCTTGGTATTACGAAATCTGGTAATTTTCTTGATACTCCATCAACACGAATACTTTTCCTATCATCTCTATCTACAAAAATATCTACATCTTGTGGATTCACAACATGAATTTTAATGTTTTGTTTTTCAAACTCCTCTACTAACCTTTGAGTTTCGTATGATTCATTTATATCCTTTTTATATAATATCCATCCCGTCATTTTTCTAAATAAATTTCACTCCATAATTTTGTTGTTTCAGGAAATGTTTTTAACATAACCTCTTTTAATCCTCTGGCATATTCTTGTATTTCAACTTGAGATGTTGCCTCATCTCGTAGTTCTATAAAGTTCATAATACTTTGAAATGATGCTGTCCACCAAACTTTTGTATAGACTGTAAGTGGTAAGATACTTCTGGCTTGTTCTTTTGCCATACCCATATCTAATAATTGTCTGTAACAAGAGATTGCAACATTCTGTCCCATTTCCCAAACTTTTTTTGCATTCTTTTGGTTCTCTACTAACCCATCACTTGCCTGTTTGTTATCTTCTGATTGTTTTCTAAATTCTGTTGGTTCATAAAATTCATCATAAGGAACATATCTACCACTTATCTCATTCCACGCATGGTCTTTTGTTACATGAGATGATGTGGTTTCAATACCCACGACATGTTTGTACCATTGTCTCATCACAAACTCTGGTGCCTTTATAATAAACATACAATGTTGATGTCTGAATGGTGAAAAGTGTTTATGTTTGATTAAGAATTTAGATAGTTTTCTATCTTTCTCTTCAAAGGTTTCACTTCTCCCACCGAACGATACACGAGCTGCATTTACAGGTGTTAAATCATCACCAAGTGTATCTACAAGTTCAATATATCCTTTATCCAAGATATCAATTTTCATTATGATTCTCCTTTAGATTTAATCATGTTTTTTAATTCTTTGGTTCTCTCTTCTTTATATTCTTTTGCATACCCTTTCCCTACGGGCGTTTTCAACCAAATTTTAATTTCAATCATCCGAAAGAATGTTTTTATAGTATTTAGAATTTTCATTATATAACCTTTGGTAATAAATATATTTTTTTTATTTGAAAATGTATTTTTTATTAAAAATCTTTTTGTACTTAAAATGAATCACCCGATTCGGCATTGTTTGTTGGTGTTGCATCAGGTAAATTATCTACTGGTGGTATAAAGGTTGTCGTATTTGTCCTAATCGTTGTTGTGGTACCAGTGATTGTTGGTGATGTATTTGTTGGTGTATTTGTTGATGTACTTGAACCATCAGAAGAATTACTACCATCATTTAATGTACCATCTTTATTACCTTTCGAAATTGTTTGTGTCGGATTTGATTGTTCATTAGTGTTAGTTCCTCTGATAACATTATGTGAAACTGTTGGTGCCTTATTATTAGTTTGTTCAGCATATTGTTCTAAACCTTCCATATCAATTCTCATCTTACCTGTAATTTTTGTTTCCCATCCTTGTGGGGATACCGTATGGTCCATTGAAGTAACCATAAATAAACCAAAATCTCTATATAGTTTAGGTAAATAATCTACTGCAAACAAATCATATAATTTTATACCAGCAATACCAGGCATGGTAAAACTAACCTCTAATGGTGTTAATGGGTCAAAATCTGTTTTTGAATCTGGTCCTTTATTTAAAAACCATTGCATACCTCTTACAAAACTTGGTTTTAATTCGCCCTTTGATGAATAAACTAATTCTGCAGTATTAGGATTTTCTAATTCATTTACGGATAACCATCTTATAGCATTAACATCTTCATCATTGGCCGCGTTTTCTTTTTCTATATCGTTTTGAGTATTTATAATATTTTGGCTTTTTACTGTTGATAAATTTGTTTCATAAGTTACATTTCCATCTTCATCTGTTTTTATCTCTACTTGAAGATTTTCAAGGTAAGGAAAATATATACCTGTAAATAATCCATCTTGAAGTTTATCATTTTCCTCTGGTTCGCCTGTTACTGTTGCATTATATAATTCAGCTAATGCAACAACACCTTTATTTTCAGGTGATGGATTACCACCAAGACCAGATGTTTTATAATCAGTATTACTATGAAACATTGCCTGTGTTGCCATTGCACTTGATATATTTACTTGTACACTAAAATCTTTAAATAAACTACGATTACTATAAACTGGAAATACAAACAATTTATTACTATCTACATTTCCGTTTACATCTTCATATGTTGATTGGAAACTCTTTCCCTTTTTGAATGGATTTATATCTTTTACTCTAAATTTAGTAATATTGGTATCAATAACTGATAACTTACCATTGTTTGTTGGTGATTGATAAACTTCAAAGTTCCAATATCCACCATATTGTCCACTTACTGTAGCCCAAAAAGTTTGTAATCCACTTTCTAAATTTCTAATACCTTTAAAAGAGTTTCTTAAAAATTCAGTACTGAAAACAAAGTTTCTTATCACTCCAAATTCACCTTGTTGAAATTCTTGAAAATTATCTTTGATTCCATTTATAGTCTCGATAAAGGCCTGATACTCTTTTTTTACATCTCCACTAAATGATGTTGGAGCATTAATAATTGCAGGTTCTCCTATGTATAAATTTGGAAGTATAATATCTTTACTTAAAGTAAATAAGGCAGATTCATTTCTGTTTGTTTTTTTTGGAAATCTACAAACAGTAGGACCTTCAAATGTTTTGAACCCATCACCACCATCTGGTTCATAACTTATATCTGTTGAACGAACAAAAGTTAATAATCCCTTGTAAGTTTCAGTATTTGCATTTGGATTTGATGCAACTGCAAAATATTTATTCAATACTCTATCTTCAAAATACCCCCATGTACAATATGCAGTTTCATCCTTTTCATTATAAAAACATTGATTTTTATATTTAGGATTATTATCTAATTCATCTTTAATTCGTTGTTCAAAGTTTTCTAAATGTCCATCAAAATGTTGTCCTATATTTTGTAATGCCTTTTCAAGTGCCTCTTCATTTTTTTTAGAAACCACCTCTCCTACATTACCCGCAGGGTCTACAGTTCCTTTGAATAAAGTGTTACCCATACTTGTTAATTCAGTAGTACAATCATATTCACCATTCGGACCAACATTCCAACTAAAACTTTTAATCAATCCGATTGCCGCATTATAATTACCACCACCCTTTAATATTCTTTCTTCAAGTGCAGTATAATACGAAAACATATCATTTACATTTTTAAGTGTATTGAACTCTATTCCAGGTACACTCCACCCAAACTCAACCAAAACACTTCTTCCGTGTTTTAAAAACATCTTTTCATAAACTTCAAAATCATCTGGGTCATACATTTTCCAATTGATAGTTATGTTTTGTATTGAATGACTTTTAAATGATGTAGATATACCTGTAATTCCTGCAGGTGCTCTTAAATTTGATGCAGGTGAATTATCTAATAAATTTGTTTTTGATGTGATTGGTTGATTAACTAATTCTCCATCTTTAAAATCACCTCTTAATTGAAATGCCTCTTCTGATTCTATTTGTAATGGTCTAACGAATTTACCACCTTCTTTTTTGAAAGTAGGTGATGTACCACTAACTCTAACCCAACAAGATTTAGTTAACATTTGAGAATATGGATTTGATTCTATCTCATCACTAATACTACTTAAAGGATTCTTTTCTGAATCAGTACGATTCAGTGCAAATATTCTTTCAAATAATGCCTTTTGAATATCTTTTTTTATTTGATTGCCTATTGGAAAACCATTGCTCATTATGTTATACCGCGAATGTATTGATTCGTTCTAATTCTGATACTATGTTTCCAATATCTGTTGGGATTGTTAATTTACTACCAATTGGACAAGTAAATCCACCACTATATATTTCTGGGTTTGCCCTTGCAATAATCCACCATAAAGTAGAATCACCATAAAACTTATTTGCAATTGTTTCCCATCTATCACCCTCTTTACTATAGTAAACTTTATCACTATTTTTAGGTGTGATTACTGGATATCTCGTTATAGAACGAAATCTTTTTTTATTATTATCTGTTAATACTTTTGTATATCTATATCTATTCATTATTTACCTTTAAAATCTCATCTGACCATCCATAAGTACCATTAATAGTTGGTCTTGAATTCTTACCTTCTGCTGGATTGTTGGTTCCAAATGTTCCAAATTTATTAGTAGTGATTCCCTCATCTTTTAACCAAGGCACTTCGTAGTGTTTTGATAATGAATGTGGTAAGTATTTTCCAATGTATACAAAATCTACACTTACATTCCAATATTGTGGTATTTGATAACCCTCATCAAGTTCCCAAGTTGTAGTTTCATCTATAGTACAACTAATACTATTGAAGTAACCAGGTGTATTATTAAATAAATCACCAATGGTTAAATAAATATATGGTGTAACTGGTCTCATCTCTTCATCACCACCATAATTTTTAAAATGTGGATATCCTAACCCAATTAAATAACTCATCTTTTCTTGAATAATTGGTATATCTTGTTTAGTGAATGCTGCTACTTTAAAATCAAAAGTAACATTACGATTTGTACCTGTATAGATATGAACTGCATCAGGTCTACCAATGTATCTTTCTTGTGTGTATTCTGGTGATACAGTATCAGTAATGGTTCCTAACATTGCAGGGAATACTAACCATTTTCCATTTACTGCATCTCTAATTCTGAATTTAATAAAATCTTTTGGTAGTTTATTATCTTGTGTAGTTGCAAAACTCAAATCACCATATTTACCACCATAAGGTACTTGTAACGCATTACTCACTCCAACTGAATATACTTTACTATCCCCACTTACTCTAATCATACCACTACCCAAACCATATTTTGAAGCAGATGCTGTAGAATTAATAGTAAAGTTAGTAATGTTTAAATTATCGATTCCACCATCATCTTGTTGTTTTGACTTTAGTAATTCATCACTTTCTGTTTTATTATTTGGTATTAAATCATATAATTCTTTATCACCATCCGTTACTTCTGATTCATATGGTTTTCGTTTAAATAAACCATCATCTTCTGGTATTTCAACATTAGGATTTTTAGTAGATTCCATTTCATCAAATGTTTTTGCCTCTTTACTATTGACAACATTTGTAGGATTATCAAATGGATTTTCTGCATTACCTGTTATAAAATCTTTTACATTAAAACCAGAGTTATTTTCTTCTTGTTTATTTTTTAATCTTATTAATCGATTCTTATCATCATCTTTAGCATCCTCACCGTATCTTGGTGGTTCTGCAAATAAATTAAATCCATCTGCGTTTCTTGATTGGTGTACCATTGGTGCAGAAGATGCAATTGTTGATAATGGATTAAAATCTCTACTTTCTTTAATTGGATTTTGTTTTTGTAATAATAATTGTTTTAAGTTCCATAAAATACCTCTTGGTGTTAAAGTGAACTTACCTAATCTTACAACATCTTCTCCTGCCCTCAATACTGATAAGATTGCTCCACCCCTTACAATACCATCATCAATATTTGGATAATCATCACCAATATCTTTTACTATGAATGGTTGGTCAAAACCAAGATTGTTCGCTCCTCTTAATGCCTTATTACCATTATTTTGTTTATAGATTGCATCTACTTCATCTAATCTATCTTCTAATTTTTTATTTGCAGTAGAATTTGCAGGAAGATTATCTTGGTTAGTTTTTTCACTATCACCAACTTTTTTGTTCCAATCGAATTGTGTTATATCTGTTGTTTTATCAAATAATGCCATATTCTTATTCCACTTGAGAGGCTACATCTTTACCTATATTTTGTGTTGCAGCTATTAATCGTTCCAATTTTTTATCTAATAATGCAGATTGTTCAAAAAGTAAATTACTATGTGTGGCCAATTGTTCCATCTTTTTCTCCTCATATTCTGTTATTACACCATCTTGAAAAGCTCTTCTTTTATAATCCGAATATTGGTCAAGAACCGAGTTTGCTAATCTATTAGAGTCATCAGCTGATTGTTTCAGTGCTTTAGGGTCTGTTTCTTTTTGAGCTGCTTGGAAATCGTAACTCGTACTTAACGCCTTTCTATTCTCATCTGTAAACACAGCTGATTTAGCCGCTTTAGACATATCACGAGCCGCCAACATACCATCAATTCCAACAGAAAGTGCTGTTCCAACACCAGGTACTATAGAGACAAGTCCACTTGCTGCATCTCCTATAGAACCCAATACATCACCTTTCATTAATCTATTAGCTGCAAATCCTAATCCAGCAATTGCTCCAATACCAGGTATCTTTTTCAATGCAGATTTACCTAAACCTTTTCCTGCTATTTTAGCACCACCTGCCAATAAACCCTTACCTGCTCCTAAAACTTTACCTGCACCACTCGTTATTGATTTACCTGCACCTCTAATTGCACCACCCGCTCTTGACATTAAACCTGAACCAGCTTTTTTAACATTACTTAATTTTCTACCTAATCCCATTCTCTTATCGAGTTTTCCAGCCTTGGTAAATCTTGGTAAACCGAATCCTTTTCCACCCATCTTGCCCATTACTGCTCTGGCTCCTTGAACTGCAACCAAAAGACCCGTAACTACGGTTAATGCAGTAACTGCTTTTGTCAGAACATTCATACTTTTATCTAATGTTCCCATTTGTTTTAGATTTTTCTCTTCAATGGAAGTATCACTTTCAACTTTTAAATTACCACTAGCAAGTTTACTTAATTCATCTACACTTACTCCAATGGAATCTGCCAACGCTCTTCTTTGTAGAACATTCATTTTATTCAAGGCCTCTGGTCCACCTACTTGTGCGGCAACTTCTGCTGCAGCTCCTGCCAAATTACCCTCAAGTGCAAGTGCACGAGCTCTGTTGAAGTTTAATTGTTTCCCTATCATTAGGGAGGCTTCCATTTCTTTCTCTATACTTGATTCAAAATCTAACAATGAATTTGCAATCTTACCTGTAGTTGCTAAATTTAATCCAAGTTTCTTTGCCTGAACTGCTGCTGTGGCAAGGTTTTTACCACCATCTTGTGCAAACTCGGCAAACATTTCTGTATTCTCTGCTAAATCTTTTACTACATCACCTGGTGCTACACCATTTGCCTCTGCAAGTGCAGCGGTAGTTTCTTGGAAATTAAGTGCAGTTTCAAATGTAGAACCTGTCATATCCATAAATGTTTTGGATAGTTTTATTGCATCTGCATTTGAAATACCAGTTATTTTTTGCATTTTACCTAATGATATTAAATTTTCTTTAGTGGCCAACTCTACACCCCCAAATGCATCTTGGAAGCTTTTGATATTCTCACTAACATTAACACCCAATGCTTTAAATTGTACTATTGCTTTCGGGTCTGCCAAAGATTTTGTAATATTCTTTGATTGTGTAAAAGAAGTACCTAAATTTTTCTGTAAATCAAATGTAAAGGTAACTGCACTTTTAAATGCCTTAACCACTGCAATGGCTGCAGCTAATAAGGCCACATATGGATTTTTGATTAATGCTTTGGTAAATAAAAGTGCCTGGTCTTTTAATTCACCCATAGATTTTGCCTGTAATCCAATACTTGATGTTAATTTAGTAGCAAGTTGGTCTTGATATTGTGCACCTGCTATTTGGGACTCTTGAGAATCCAATAAACCCTTTGATTCTACTATTTGTTGTCTTAATTGTTCTGCAGCCTTTTTCGCTTCATTTGTACCGATTTGATTTAACTTTACTATCTCTTTATCATATTTTTGAATCTTTTTCTTTGTTCCAGCAATATCAAATGCTAACATTGCCTCTTTATCTGCTGTAGCCTTTATATCATCGTGAATATCTGAAATACCTTGAAGAATTTTTATTTCTTTTTTTTGGGCTTCAAGTATCTCATCTTCTAATTTTTTTGCCTCTTTAAGATTTAATACCTTTTCTTTAGAGACCGCATTTGTCCCTTTTGATGCTTTTTCAATTTGTTTATTAATCTCTCTTATAGATTCGACAGTCTTTTCCTGTTCTTTTGTCAATTGATTTAATAATTTAGCGTTTTCTATTACTTCTCTACTACTTGCCATTTAAGTTCCAATTAAAATTAAAAACCATAATCTTTTTCATACTTCTTGATGTATTTATCAGGATTTTTTTTGAAATCTTTTAAAAACGCAGCGGCGTTCTTTTGTCCTTGTCTATGTAATTTATCTATTTTTTTATCACTAATACTTCTTATAGATTTTTTTAGACTTGAGAAAAACCCCTCTTTAAAGGCCTTTCGCATAGTTTTATTTTCTTTGAATTTATACATTGTGAATCCTTGTTAAGATATTTGTATTCATATATAAATATCAAAAAGTAGAATTTTTATTGTCTTCTCTGACTCTTCTTTATTTCTTCATTTTCTTTTTTACGAGTATCTACAAGTTTATTTTCATAGTATCTTCGTAAATAAGTGGGCATGTTGTAGAGTTCAGTAAATGTAAATTTACTGTCATAATACACCATATTGAATATTGAGTCGTGAAGTACCTTTTTATAACTCGGACTCAGGCCAAAAAAACCTAACCCCTACAGGTATATCTACCTTGTGGGGCTCTCCTATTTGACTTGTATATTCCGCTTCAAAAATAACATCAGGTGTTACTTTCTTTAGGTTATCACGATATGATTTTGAATCACGGGCCAGAAATTGATTTTCAACAAAATTATTGATAAATCCTTTATCTGTTTCACCATCTACTGAAATGATTTGTTTTCTTAAACGAGTTGTCATTTCTTTTGTAATACCTGTAGTGTTTTTAACTTTTTCGTATGCTTTAAGTTCTTGTTCTATTTCTCTTTCATCTTTATGAGTTAGTAACTTAAACTCAATCACTTTTTTAGAAATAGGTAAAGTAAATTCAAATTTGTTTCCATTTTTAAATACTTTATCATCAATTTTTTTAGTTTCTAATTTACCTAAATCAAATGTGTGTTCTGTTTCTAAACCTGTATCAGGGTCTGTGATTGTTACATTATACTCTGGTCCGTATCCTAAAACACGAGTTCCAACCATTAATGCATTCTTATCACCTATTAATAAATCATCTAACTTTACTTTTGGGTCTGCAATAACACTTGATAAAAGTGTATCAATAACAGTCCCTCTTTCGATTAAATTTTGTGATGTAAGAATGTCTTCTTCTCTTGCGGTCATATACTTGACCTCTATTGTTCCACTACTTAATGGACTATCTTTAGGATATAATAATCCTTTTGAAGGTAAAGATAATACTTCAGTAGGAAACGCGTACTGATTCTCAGCCATTATTTATCTCCTATGAATTGAATTTAAAACCATATATTATAACTATGTTGTAACTTTAGAAAAATCTAATTTATTTTTTACCACCCATTACTTTTTCAGCACCTGCGATACCAAAACATCCCAAAGTAGTGAACAAGAATGAGTTATATACTACATCATTGATAACAAGGTCTTTTCCAAGAATACCTGTTACAATATCTGCACTCGCAAACAAAACCATTATAGCAAAAGCTCCAAAACCGATGATTGACTTCTCATTATATTCGTTATTGTCTTTGAATATTTCCCACATTTTCATATTCCCTCCATATCAGTTATAAAACTGATTGTTATTAAACTCTTAGTAAGAAAGTATTGCGTAATCGTAACGAAGTGTCAAAGTAATATCTGCCACATCAGTACCATTAGCAAAATCTAAATCATTAAAATTAGCTGATTGAATGAATGCACCTTTCAGTACCCATTCCTCAACTTTATCACCAACTGGTCCTAACATATTAAAAGTAATGTCTTTCTTGTAGAAATCAGCATATCCATCACGACCTGTTACTGATTCGTGGTGTAATCTTACCCACTCCATAACTGCTTGTGCTCCACTTGGAACGATAGGGTCATATAATGTGATTTCCAAAGTTTCCCAAACACCTTTACCTTTAAGGAATCTTTTTACATTGATATGATTTAATTCAATCTCCTCAAATGTAATGTTAGGTCTATTTGCTGTTTTAATAAAGTATGATGGTATACCATCGATATACATTATAAACCTATTCTTTGTTTTAGGTTCAAAACTCTGAAAAAATATTTCATCTGTTGTTAATATGTCGGCCATTAGTTTTCTCCTATAATTTTGCCTTTTATTTTACTCATTAATAAATATCAGTTTCGCAAAAAAGATGTATTAAGTTTGTATATTTTTAATTATGTTTTTCGAAGTTTTTTTGAAGTTTTTTAAAAAAAACACTTGACAATGGTTTAAAAAAGTGTTATATTAGTATAGAATTAAAAGATGAATATGAATGAAAGGATTAAGATTATGATTACAAATTTAACAATACCAAATTTTACTGAAGGTTTCACTAAAGAACAAATAGAACAAAATATTGAGATGTTTGTTCAACAACAAGAAACTGCTATAGTTAATCTTTATGAAAATAAAAGAGAAACTTTGGCTTTTAATGAAGGCGGTAACAAAGAAGGTTATCTAAATTTATTAGATGATACTGATTTCTTTACTGTTTATGATTTCTTAAATTGTTATAATGTTCAAGGTTTTACCGATGAACAAGTAGAAGAAATTATTCAAAGAAATTCTTAAAAAATACTTGACAAGTATATAAAAAAAGCCTTATATTATAGTATAATAAAAGAAAGGAAAGGATGTGATATAAAATGAATTAGTTAGTATGTTAGTTAGGTGTTAATATCGTAATCCGTTTGGAACCTGACATAAAAAATCCCCCACTCGAAAGAATGGGGGATTTCTTTTTTTATAAGTTAATTTATAAATTAAACTTATTCAGGAAACGCTGCACCTGTTGGTTGTATTACGAAGTCTAATACGATGAATTCAGCTGTTCTTGTAGGTTGTAAGAATATCTGTCCTACTAACTGATTTCTATCAACAACATCTGGTGTGTTGTTAGATTCATCCATCACAACTTTAAACGCACTTAAACCACTATTCTGTTGAACTTGTGATAAGTATGGGTTTACGATTCCTAAGAATCTGTTACGAGTTGCTGCTGTATTTTGTTCGAATACCAAGTATCTTGAAGAACTTGCAATGAATTTACGAAGTCTGATTAACAATCTTCTTACATTGATTCTATCAAGAGCAGATGGTTTTCCTTGTAATGTTTTTTGTCCAAACACTACAACACCTTGACCTGGGAA